TCGGTAAAGTATTCGGCCACCAGGCCGGCCGGGCCGGTGGCGCGCACGCGGTATTCCGCCCAGGTGGCGGACCATGCCACGCGGACCATGCCGACGTCGGCCACGGCCACCAGCTGCACCAGGCGCAAGCGGCCGCTCATGCTGCGAGCCCGATATCGCCCGCCACATGGTGGCGCAGTAACGACGCGGCCGGTAGCGAGCGCGCGAAAGCGGCCAGGGCCCTCGCATCATCCGGCGCGCCTTTGGTCCTGGTGGCGTGCCATGCTATAGCCGCATGCCCTTGCGCGGCATAGCACCCGCCCCGGTCATCGGCGGCCACCAGGGCGGCACCGCTACCATGCGCCACGAACACAATCACGTATTCCCGCTCGCGCGCGCATAGCGGCCGGCCGCCGCCGCAGGTGGCGCATGTAAACCCGGACCCGGCCGGGCTCAGCTGCTCAGGGCATTGGACAAACTGCACGCCCTCGAACACGTATGGCCAGACGGTGCCGGCCGGGGCGGCCACCACGGCCGGGCGGCCGGCGCGAACAGCTGCCACCGCTTGCGCCATGGTGTCAGCTGAATAATTGATTGTGGTTTTCCCGGGCGCGGGCCTGGGCAGATTGTGGAAGTGAAAATGACTATAGGTCCACGCCTGGCCACCTGGCGGCACCGCGTCATACAAAGCGGCCAGGTACTCGGTATCCACCAGGGCGGACCCATGCGCGCCCTGAGGGTTTAGGGCGCACGTCGGCGGGCACGTGCCGAAAGTATGATGCGCGCCGGCGCGATAGGTTACTGCAATAGGGCCTGTTTTTGCATTGGCCGATTGTCGGATTGTCTTAAGCATAAAAATTCTCTCTTTCTTGCTTTCTACTGGCCAGACAAAATGCCGGGCCTGATCCGATTCTAGTCTGAAAATAAAAAGCACGTCAACAAACAAAAAACCCGGCACGCGGCCGGGTTTCAAGGGCCATGCGGCCAGGGCTATGCGGGCACGCCCAGGTCAGCGTCGGCCAGCATTTCAGCGGCGCGCGCCTTAAGCGCGGCACCGGTGCCGAACCAAGCGCTCTCAATGCGGGTATTGTTCGAGCGGCCGCGCTCATGGTCTACAAGTTCAGTTACCGCATTCAGCATCGCCCAACGGGTGCCGGTTACGCCGGGCAGATCAGAGCCCAGGGCCGCGCCATTGAACAGATGCATGATGCGCACGTAGGCTTTCGACTCAGCTACCGGCCGCGCGCTTGTATGGTACGGGCGCAAGAGTTCGGTTACAAATGCATCGGCGTCGGTCTTATCCATGCCCTGGCCGGCCAGCTGGCGGGACTGCACCAGAAAATTCTCAAAAGCGTTCGCGACAATGCCCAGCTGCAGCCGAACGGCGTCGGCGTCGAATCGTTCGGAGTGCAGCACGCGCACCGCGCTTTTCAAATAGCCCAGGTTTTTCTCGTTTTCCCCTTTGATCACGCGGCCGCCACTGTATCCGCCCACGGCGGCGGTAATAGTGTTATTACAAACGACTCGAATGGCAGTAAATTTTGCGACTGTCGCCATGGTCCCGTCGTAGCTGGTGCCCAGTAACAGGTAAGGCTTTACCAGGTCAGAGCTAACTACGGGGGCCGCGTCGCCAACGCGGGCCAGTGCCCACACGCGGCGGCCGTCACTCAGGGCCCCGGCGGTCTCGAGTTGAAACCCGCCCAGGTTCACCAGCTCGCGGAAAAAGTCCATCACTTCCCCCGGCTGAACGACGTTATAGGCGTTCGAGACAACGGCCAGGGCCGCGCCGGTGTCGGACCGGTGCAGGACTTTACGCTGGTCCCAGGTTTTCGTGATGGGCCCGCCCAGGCCGGCCACGCCGGCCGGCGTTGCCTTGTACTGGACAGGGCTCCCCAGCACGTCATAAGCCAGGCCGGCTTCGCGGGTCCAGGTTTCAATGCTGGCCCCGGGCGTCAAGTTCTGGCCCAGGCCGTGCCAAGGGGTAAACCCGGCGTAAGCAATAGCGGCGCGGCCGGTGGTGGTGTCGATCATATGTGCCATGTGATTTCTCGCTTTCTGGTGGATGTTGCGCCGGACAAATCTGCCCGGCCCGCGAATATTAACCTAATAATTTAACCCTGTCAACGGGTCAACTATTCCCGCCCTCCAGCTCTTCGCTGACCATGCGCCGATACCGCTCGAACAATTCAGGGAACGCGCCCAGGATGCGTGCCTGGTTCCCTGAGTCGGCGCGGTGGTAGGCGAGGCCCAGCGCGGAGGCAAACCCGCCGCCGAGTTTCTGCATCAGGGCGGCTGCGCGATGGTTAGCCTCGGCCAGGGCCTGGATGTGATTGCTCGCGTAAAGCTCAGCAAGTTCTGGATTCATAGTTTTCCTTTTAGAGTTGCGGGGGAGATGCCGGACCAGTGCTCAAGCTGGCTGGCAATTGCCCGGCCGGTGTGAAACCAGGCGGTAGGGCAGATGATGGCCCGGGGGTTTTCTTCCGGCTTGCCAGCGGCCACAATCTCTACTGCATAGCGGCGCACCGCTTCGATCACAAACGCCTGGGCCAGCGGGCCCCCAGGGTTCATCGTCATCAGGTGCGTGATTTTCTGCACGTTAGTTTTGGGGGCTTTCATCGGGTGGTTCCTTAAAAGCTTATGGTCGCTTGATTTTCGCTAAAGAACGACTTGATCGAATCTTCCAGGTCAAGCTCGTTGGACAAGCTTTCAAGGTTTATCTCAGACGCCAGGTCGGACAAGCTGATGTGCTCCGCGATGTCGTCCGAATAGTTGTCGCTCAGTTCGGCCGCCAGGTCTGCCAGGTTGACGTGGCGAGCCATAACTTCCAGCTGCCCATTGGTCAATTGTTGGGCCAGGTCGGTCAGGTCGACGTCGGGCGAGACGTCGGTCTGACGGCGGGCCCGCTTTACCATGTCGATTTTGTCCACGATCAACGTCAACAGACTGTCGTCCAAGTTTCCAATAATCCCGTCCCGTAGGTTGTCGCTGAAGTGCTCCCCAATCTTTTCGTCCAGGTTGTCTTCCATCCGGCCCAGACTAACCAAAAGGTTATCCCTGGCCCATGTGGCAATCTGCTCATTGACCATCGGGCGCATTTGCTCAGCCAGGTCTTTCACCAAGGCTTGCATGAGTGCGTTCATTTCCATGTTCTTTCTCACTTTCTAGGGGTTACGGCCGTGCGAATTGCGCGGCCTGATTGCGATTTTAGATCAACTCAAATCAACTTGTCAACTATTCCCGCCGAATATTTTATGGACTAGCCACCAGAAAAAAAGCTTGGCGGCCAAGGGCTTCTGGTCTGGGGGGTGCTGGGACAATGGGGGCCTAATTTGTTTTTGACGCGCCGCCGCCAGGCGCTCGCGGTCCCGGCGGTTCATAGTCCAATTTTGGCAGCCGTTTCCGGTTTATTCTCCCGCAGCCATTTTGCAAATTTCAGCGTCTGAGCCGATTTCGCATAACTGTGGGGCCATGCCCTACTCGGGGGCCTAAGCCCCGAAAAGAACTCGGCGATATCCTCCGAGGGGTACCACCGATTGCCGTTGTCAGTTTTTCCAAGTGCACGCAAGTGCTGCCAATTCAATTTTTGCATTTCTAACTTTCTAGTTTGCCTGGAAAAGCCCAGGTCGGATAATCCTAGCATGCCTTTGGTCGGCCGGTCAAGCGCTCACCAAAAACTTTCTCAGTTCTGCCCAAGGGATGCCGGTCCACGGCCAGCGGGCCATCGCCGGAGTATCGATGCCTAGGTTGACCAGGTCGATCGCCTGCTCGCCCGCGTACAGCAGCAGTTCAGACTTGCTTGCATGCGCGGTGCCGGGCGGGTGGTACTGAACAAGGATGTAGGTCGGGCAACGCAAATCGGCGTGCTTGATCTGGAACGCCACCTGATGCGGGGACAGGTTGACCTTGCGGCCCCGCTTGACCACCTTGAGTTCCACCATGACGAACAGGCCATGCGGGAACGCCAACAGGCAGTCCGGGATGCCCAGGTTAACCCTTGACTCGATTCGGGTGAAATGGCAGCTTGGAAGGTTTTCCTTCAATCGCTTGTACAAGTTCGCTTCGGGTTTCAATGCCATTGTCTTCCTCTTCGGGTTCTTCTTCAATTTGTTTAATGGTCACGTCCACAATCGGCCCGGCAGCCCCGCCGCCGTACAAGCGCTTGATTTCCTCGAGCTTGCGGGTGACCTCTTCCTTGCTCATGCTGTCGATCGTGCCGTGCCGGATTTCCTTGCGGTCGATGTAAATGGACCCGAGGGCCTGGCCGCGTCGGTATTCGGCCTGGACGGCCGCGCCGTAGGCCCCTGCGGCCAGCGCCTGGTCGCGGATGACCTGGAGGTCCCGCATGTGCCGCTCGAAGGTCGTGCCGTACTTTTCGCCCAGCTCGCGCCGGCGAGTCTGGATCGCGGCCACGATATGGGGGCAAACCTCGGGGTCGGTCAGTTCCCGCGCCCGGTTCTTGGCCCATGTCTCGCCGTACCCGGCCCGCATGGCCGCCTCTTTGAGCGTCACGTGCCCATCCCCCGCGGAGAACTCTTCCACGAACTTCCATTCCTGGGGCGTCAGGACGCGAGGCTTGTGGGCTTTGACGGGCCCCGTCACGCGGGCCTCGACAACCGCTGGACGGCCCCCAAGGCTTTTGCCAGCCAAGAACCTCTCGTCCTTACCGGTAGCCATCAGGAGACCCTCCAGAGCCGCCAGCCTTCGCCGTAGCGCCTGCAGGTGAACCTGACCCCTGGGTGACGGCGCGCGTGCATGTAGGCGGCGCTACGCAGGTTCTTGATCCAGTCCTTGTCTAGGATCAGGAAACTGTCCCCAACCGCCATTCGAATGAAGGGATAGCTCGTCCGGGACTCCGCGCCATCAGGCAAAGGGATGTTTTTTTCGATATTCATGCATACAGTGTACAACAAGTCCACGGGCAACACGACTACAAGGCCCTTCCCCTTCAAATTCAGCCTTTCAGTAACTTATTCTGTAACATTACTTTCATTTATAAGCAGAGAAAAAAGTCGCGCGCGCATTTTATGTTAATTACACCATCACACTTCTAAAACACTATGTAATCACCTGTAACTTATTGTTCTAGTTACGTTATTACATCATTACACCATTATCCAATAGTTACACTGCTGTTAAACGAAACCAATGTTACAGAAAAGGTATACTGAAATGCCAAATTTGACCCGTGGTCCGTGGTCCCCCCTCCGTTTTCCTAGGGTAAACCCTTGTAAATCACCCTTTTCCCCCCTACCCCGCCCCTTTTCCCCTTACACCTCTTCCCCCCCCCACACCTCTT